TTATTCGGACATGAGAACACAGACAATACAGTCTATACTCATGAACATGACGGCTCTTGGATTGTATTTCCTTGGGAGCATCATGAATCCGTTTGAGTTTGTAAATTCCGTAACCTACTCTAAACAGGACATGATGAACGATGTCAATGAGAAGGAGTACGCCCCATTTCTAGTCAATAGATCACTATCTTATCATCAAGATTGTGTTCTGTATGTCAATGAAATGAACAAACGATTTGATGTATCTCACAAGTTACAATATCATTATTTACTAAATACTATAAGGAAAAGGAAAAGGTTTGCCAAATGGAGTAAACCTGAATTAGCAGACGATCTGAAAGTCGTTATGGATTATTACTTAGTATCCCGAGAGAAAGCGGAAGAGTATTTAAAGATATTGAAACAGAAAGATATCGGGGTTCTAAAAACAAGAATGAATAAAGGTGGCGTGAAATGAGTTATGACATAGAAAATATGTTAGAAATCACATTCGCTGAGAATGATGATTTTCTCAAAATCAGAGAAACATTGACAAGGATTGGAGTAGCTTCTAGAAAAGATAGAACTCTATATCAATCGTGTCATATTCTACATAAAAGAAGTAAGTACTATCTAGTACACTTCAAAGAACTGTTTGCATTAGATGGAAAAGATTCATCTATAACAGAAAACGATCTAGCGAGACGAAACGCGATAGCGAGATTACTCGAAGAATGGAAACTCTTGAAAATCGTTAAACCCGAACAAGCATCAACCCCACTAGCACCTATGAGTCAGATTAAAGTCTTACCACACAAAGAAAAATCTGATTGGGCACTAGTCGCGAAGTACAATATTGGTGTAGCTAAATAGTTACATAATGAATAATAAGATCAAACAATTCGGTTCGTTTCTTCAGGAAACTAGTCTACAAGAAGAGAAAAAACCATATCACTTAGTTATTATATCACATGATGATATACATGATACTAATGAGACAGGTGTATTAATTAGAGATACGGGTAAGAAAATGGGTCTTAAAGTTGATCTACTAGAATTTACAGGTCTTTTTATAGAATATAAAAATGGTAAAACATATCTTAATAGTTTAAAAATAGATGAAGACGGTGATTTTGAAATACCTGATGTCAAGACTCCAGCTAAATATGGTAAACCAGTAGAACTTACAGAAAATACTTTACTCATGATTCGTGGATTGGGAACATCTCATCTTTCAGGTAATCCATCATGGTCAAACCTCATTAAGATTTTAGAGAAAGATTATAAAGTTATAAATTCAACTCTATGTCATGATATTTGTTCAGACAAACATTATAATCAAATTGTATTTGAACGAGAAAATGTCAGAACACCCAAGACTTCAAGATTAACACACCCAGAAGATTACGAAGCAGCTTATGAAAGATTAAATACAGAGTTTCCAGTCATTTTAAAGACTGGTCACGGTTCAAGGGGTGTGGGTGTTATTCTTATTGAATCGATGAAAACACTCAGAGCTGTATGTCAACTTTTAAATCGTGAATCAAAATTCACAGACATTCTATTACAAGAATTTATCAAAAATACTTATGATGTCCGTGTTATTGTATGTCAAGATGAAATTGTAGGTGTTATGAAAAGACCTGTAGCCGAAGGTGACTTTAGAAGTAATGTTTCACAAAACTCCAAACCCGAGAGATTAGAATTAACTCAAAAAGAGAAGGACGAATGTATCAGAGTAACTAAAATAGTACATGGTTCATTAGTAGGTGTTGATTTTATTCCAGCTAAGGATAGAGAAAAAGACGAACCAATATTTATTGAAGTAAATTCTACTCCAGGCTTAATAGGTATTGAAGAAAATACCAAGGGTGTTACTTATCAATCTTTATTACAATTTTTCGATAGATCGCGTTGGTAAGACTCTTACTGTTATAAATATACTTGATAAACCCAAAAGGAGAAAATGTATGAATATGCAAAATATGATAGATTTCGTTAAGGCTAGATTAGCCGAAAGAACATCATGGGACGGAGCCACCATTGTTGGTGTTTCCATTTTAGTATTGGTCGGTGCTCCAGTAGTTGAACTACTAGCATGGCCCGCTTTAGTCTATGGACTATGGACTTTGTACTCAGAAGAGTAAATGTTTGTAGAATTGACAGACGAAGCGATAATAAAGCTTCAGGAGAAGACTTCAAAGTCTGGTAACAAAAATATCAGGATAGGAGTTACAGGTAGTGGGTGTAGTGGTTACGCTTATGTGTTCGACTTTTTACAAGGTGAACCAAACGAAGACGACCATCAAGTTGATTACGGTACATTTAGTATCTGGACCAACGAAGCATCTATCGAGTATCTAGAAGGTATGAGATTAGATTACCAAATCCAAGGAATCAACGAAGGATTCACATTCATTAACCCCAATGCTAAAGCGTATTGTGGGTGTGGAGAGTCTTTTACGATTTAAATACATGAAATATAGAAGAAGGTTCCTTTTGGAACCTTTTTTTTTATAAATACTATAGTAATAGGAGAAATTATAAAATGGATATATTGAACTTAATAAGTGAGGTGGGTGCACCGATAGCCGGGGCCTTAGTAATGGGGTTCTTCATTTTCTTAGTATTGAAACAAATTTTAGATGGTGTGATTGATGATATCAAAACACTAACTAGTTTTTGTACAATGTTGGAAGATAGAGCTAGAGTTGGTAGTAACGAATTGATCAAAATTGACTTACTAGTCGGAAGTGCGTTAAATTTAACGCCAGACATTGATAGAATCGCTAGAGCAGAGAACTATAGAACTAATGAGAAAGGAATTCCTCAGAATGTTAAGTTAGATGTGAGGAGAGACTAATGGACGGACTAGACGCTTTATCAAAAGCTATAAATGATTTCGGATTTCCTGTTATAATGGCTCTAGGTATGGGTTATTTCATATGGTTTGTATGGAAATTCATTACCGAAAAGATAGAACCAGAGATAGAAACAATGCATTACGCTCTAATCAAGTGTATAGATGCTAATAGGATGTTGGATAACGATATGATTAGACTCCAACAAAAAGTTAAAGTTGTCTTAGAGTATCGTGAGAGACAAGAGATTTTAGAGGATGCTAGAGAAAAAGAAGCCCTAGCAACAAAGACGGATGTTAAAAAAAGTAAGTAGTGTATTATGTTTATTATTGATTACATCAGTAACAGCGGATGAACTAGCACACACATTTAAAAGTCCTAGTTTTAATGGACAGGGGATTTCAGCTCATTATTTAACCATTGAGAACCAACAGAAATCAAGAACAGACGCGATTCAAGAAAAAATTGATTCCGCGATACTTTCAGCGGCTAGAGAATTAGAAAATACAGTCATGGCTAAGTTCATGAGGAATTTAGAATCAAGAATCTACTCACAGTTAAGTAAACAGTTAGTAGAGAATTTATTCAAACAATGTGATCTGATGGTAGACCCCACATGCACACAAGCCGCTTTCGGTAGTTTTGCCTTGGAAGGGAATACTGTATCATATTTGAAGACAACTTGTGATACATCCTCAATGTCAGGTTGTGTTGTAGGTGAAGAAGTTATTATCTTAACGGTAGTAGCTGACGATGGAACAACAACGACAATCACAATACCAGTCGGTAATGGTACTTTTGGATAGTAGTATGAAGACGCCCTTAATAGTAACCTTAATACTGTTAATGAGTAGTTGTGCTACTATGGTAGGTCCGAAAGGAATACACGAAACTGATTGTGTTAAGTTTATAGAATGTAGCGAAGCTCCTATTACAATCGAACTTCCAACACATGAAAAACTATTAAACTTACCACCAGCGAAAGTACCACCTGTCGTTGCTGTTTACGCGTTTCAAGACTTAACAGGTCAGAGAAAACAGAAAGGAAACGCGGCGATGTTTAGTACAGCGGTATCGCAAGGTACTAATACAATGTTAATAGATGCATTGAAAACAGCCGGTAACGGTCAATGGTTTAGAGTAGTTGAGAGAGTCGGTTTAGACAACTTAACACGAGAGAGACAAATTGTAAAGAACACTAGGGCTGCGTACGAAGAGACGACTACACTAGCCCCCATGTTGTTTGCTGGAATTATTTTAGAAGGTGGAGTTATTGGTTACGATACCAATATTGAAACTGGAGGAAGAGGAGCGAGATATTTGGGTGTGGGTATGCAACAAGCCTACAGACGAGATATCGTAGTCGTTCACTTGAGAGCCGTAAGTGTACTTACTGGTGAGATTATATTAAATGTACAGACATCAAAAACTATATTGTCGGTGGCGACAGGTTATGATGTCTTTAAATTTGTTGAATTGGACACCCAACTTGTAGAAATAGAAGATGGAATGACCGAGAATGAAAGTGTAACTAGGAGTGTTAGATCGGCGATCGAAGCTGCTGTTTACGAATTAATTCTTCAAGGTGATAATAGAGGGTTTTGGACTATCTATGATGATACCGAAGAAGAAGAAACAATAATAGAAGAGGAAGAGAAAGATGAAAATATTGAATAAAATATTTTTTCTTACATTATGTACACCAACTTTATTATGGGCTGTCGGAGCAAATGATAACGAGATTAAAATCGATCAAGCTGGTGACACATTAACATTAACCATTGACCAGATCGGTTATGGTAATAAGTTATGTGGAACTATAACATCCGGCAGTTGTAACGCGACTATGGTATTGACAGGTACTTCAATCAATATGAATATTGATATGATTGGTAATTTGAATAAGATTTACGG